CGGCCATCAGCGCCGAGGCAATCCAGAAGGCCGCGGTCACCGACTCGCCAAATACCAGCAACGCCACTGCAGCACCGAGAAAGGGTGCCGTGGAGAAGTAAGCGCCGGTGCGCGCGCTGCCCAGCCCGCGGAGGGCCAGCACGAACATCACCAGGCTGATGCCATAGCCGAGGAAACCTACCAGTAGAATCGGCGCCAGTTGCGCCACGCCCGGAATCTGCGCCCCCAGGTAAAGCGCCAGGCTGCAATTCACCAACCCCGCAATCAAGCCCTTGGCCCCAGCGATAAAGAGCGCGTCAGACGCCGACACCTTGCGCGTCAGGTTGTTATCAATGCCCCAGCACAAACACGCCAGCGCAACGGCGAGCGGTCCGGTCCAGTCCTGATGGCTGCTGTCAGCACCGGACCACGACAACACCACGCCGCCCAACACAATGGCGAGCATGCCGAGGACGATGCGTCGGTCGGCGTTTTCGCGGAACACGACCCAGGCGATCACGGCGGTCAGTACCGACTCAAGGTTGAGCATCAGGGAGGCGCTGGCGCTGGTGGTGCGGGTCAGGCCGAACATCAGTGCAACGGGGCCGAGGAGGCCGCCGAAGGCGATGGCGCCAAGTAGCCAGGGCCATTCCGATGGGGTTAGCCCGGTAGGTTTCCAGCCGCGATCACGGATCAAGCGCACACCGGCAAGGCCAATGCCGCTGCCGAGGTAGAGCAGGCCGGCGAGCAGGATGGGCGAGAGGCCCAGGCCAAGACTTTTGGCGAGCGGGGTGCTGGCGCCGAACAGGGCGGCGGCCGCGAGGGCGTATATGATGCTGAGGTTCAT